AAGAGAACTGACACAACTACAATCTATTCTACAGAATCAGATTGAAAGTTTTGGTAAGTATGCCTTCAAGCAAGGCGACTTAGTTGTACCTGGCGAAGTCGGTCTTAATACCAAATTAGATTACGTCAAGTTATCTTCTGTTTCAGAAGTTGCTGTCAATGATGGGCAGGACATCGTATATAAGAAGTATGATATCTCACAACTAGTAGGATCTAGACTGAGAGGTCTATCTTCTGGTGTTATTGGTATTGTCTTAGATACTAAGGTTCTAACAGAAACATCTGCAGACACACTCTATGTCAATTATCTAAACAGTGGTGATTCTAATTCAGACACTACTTTTAGACAGGGTGAAACCCTAGAAGTTATTGATGGTGTTAACACACCTCTACTAGTTGTTGGTACTGATGGTAGCGTACTCCCCACCAGTATTCAACTAACTAATCCTGACACTGGCGATGTAACTTCCATCGAAAGTCCAGCAATGGGTTATGCTTCTGCTGTCAAGGTAGAAGAAGGCATCTATTTCGTCAATGGTTTCTTCGTTCGTAACGAGAAGCAACTTCTTGTCATCGATGATTATTATGATGTACCTTCTGCTAAAGTTGGTTTCTCAATCGCTGAAAAGATTGTAACTCCAGAAGAAGACGCTAGCTTATATGATAATTCTATTGGTTCTTCCAATTATACTGCGCCAGGCGCACACAGATTAAATATCTCACTAACTCTTAAGAAGTTTGCTCTAAGTGAGACAACTGATAAGAACTTTATTCAACTTATCACCACTTATAAAGGTGCTGTACAGAAGAAAGTCAGTCCTACTAACTATAGTCTGATTGAACAGACTCTTGCTAGAAGAACGTTTGACGAGAGTGGTGATTATGTTGTCGATAACTTCTCTGTTGATATCAGAGAATATGCACAGAAAGATCGCAACGGTGGACTCTATAAAGAAGATGAGTTCGGTCTATTCAATGGTCTGTCTGAAGCAGAAGCAGACAGAAAGATGATTGCTAGCCTCGGTTCAGGTAAAGCATACATCAGAGGTTACGAAATTGTTAACAAGGAAACTAAGTACCTTGAAATCAACAAAGCAAGAGAGAGTCTGAGTAGCGAGAACATCAGAATCAAAACTAAATCTCTTCCAACATACGCCGTTACTAACGTATATGGTAGTGTACCTCTAAACAAGGAAGGCGCAGATCTTACTGCATATCCATATCTAAACCTTTATGCTCTTGCCAATGACGGTAGTATTGGTGACAACGGTACTGAGTCTGCCTCTGCACATCGTCAGACTGTTAGCAGAAGAGGTAAAATCTTCTCATCTGATGATGCTGTAAAAACTATCACTTTGAATATTGACAATACTGTCAATACTCTTGCTGGTCTCACCGACGCTAATTTTGAGACTCTTCTTGGGACTCTGTATTTTGTGAAGACCAGAAACAATGCTGGTGCTGCAACATCTGTTGGTACAGTTCAGTCACTGGCATATGCTAAGGTAAACAAACCACTACTAAACTCAAGTGAGAGTTTCCAGTTCCTAGAACTAACCATTACTGGTAAGAAAGATGATCTAGAACTCCTAATGGTTGAATTCGACCTTGGAGATGGTGGTAAGCAAAGAAGACTATTCCTCACTGATGCAGATGCATCTGCTGATACGAATTCATATGGTTATATTGTTGACTATGGCGAAACTGTCACACCTCTGATTGGTAGAGCAAAACCAAATAACTTCTCTCTTAAGAAGAGACCAACTGGTTTTAATTCAGACAGAGACATCATTCTATCACGTGGTCGCCTTGCTGGTGGTCAAGATGCATATAATGGTATCTTCGGTCTATCGTATTTTGATCCAGAATTCTTCACTAAGCTTATTCTAGATGGAGCACCACAAGCAGGATCTTTTGGTGTTGGTAAATATGTCTTTGGTCTAGAAAGTGGTGCATATGGTGTAGTCGAAGGTGGTCCTCAGGGTGTATATTCTGTTGGTAAACTACTCTTCGTCAAGACTCTATCTGGAAGATTTAAGGATGGTGAGACGATCAGAGATGAAGATTCGGTAACTGCAAAGATTGCCAAAGACAATACCATCTCTCACTTCATTGTTCACAATCCTGGTTTGGCATATCCAGACAACTGCACCTTACTTATTAATGGTGTTGAGTTTGATACTTCAGTTGTTGAACTATTCAAGGCAAACAGTGGAGCATTCTACAGATGTCTAGTCAATAATAAGAGTGCGCTTTCTGCAACTGAATATGCAGAACCACCTGCAATTACTGTTAAGACTCCTGATGGTGCAGCAGCTCCTTCTATTGGTGCTGTTATTCTACCTATCATGGTTAGAAATGCAGTAACGACTTATGTACCACAAAACGTCAAGTCACTTGGTGCTGAGTATGGTTCTGGTAACGAGAATGTCTTTACTGCTGATGTTGTTACCAATGATCAAGCGTTTGCAGAAATTAAGTCTGTTACTGAGTTTACATTCTTCGGATCAAAGGGATATAACTTCATTGAATCTACGAGTTTCAATGCTGATGCAAGTCTTCTACTACAACAGGGAGACGTTGTACAATTTGCTACTTCAACTAACCAGATTGTACGTTCTGTTGTTCAATATGCAACAATCAAAGAAGGTGTATCTAAGACGAGAGTTTATCTAGATAGCGTACTACCTGGCGATGTTGTTAATACTAGTATCACCAGATTGCGTCCTAGAGTTGAGAACTCCAACCAAGGAACACTTCTCTTCCCAACAGGCAGTCGCCAGATCAAGCAGATTTCTAAGAATGCTGATCAAACAGGTATTAAGTATTACTTCCGTAGAGACTTTGTAACTACTGCTGCATCTTCTGGTGGTCTTATTACCTTTGCTGCACAATTAGCATTTGGTACTCAAAGATTCGCTACGTTTACTGAAGAAAACTATATTGTTACTGTTCTAGATCCAGGCGATGCACCAAACGTACACACTGGTGACATTGTATACATTGACAGAGATGCAGTAACTATTGCATCTTCTACTGATACTGCTAGTGGTCTAACTGCTGGATCTATTAGTCTAAATCTACCATCAACTTACTTCGGAACTATTCCTTCTAATGGAACATTCCCCAAACTTAAGTTGACTGCAACTTTGGAAGTTACGGATGCAAAACCAAGAATTAAAACTTCTGTAGAAAAGAGAAGAATTGTTGTTACTTCTTCTGGTGATAGAGTTATCCCATTCAGAGGAACAAACTATGATTCTGAAGTTGTAGAAGTTCTATCTTATTCTGATGCATACAAACTACTTTATGTTTATGAGGGTAGTGCAACCAGACCACCTACTGTTGATACTGCAGGTAATCTAATTGAAGGTACTGATGTATCTGATAGATTCACATTTGATAATGGTCAAAGAGACACTGTTTATGATGTTTCCAGATTGGTTCTCAAGCCAGGTGCTGAGCAAACTACTGGTCAATTGGTAATTGCATTCGATTACTTCGAGCACTCACAGGGTGATTTCTGTACTATTGATAGTTACATTCACGAAGCAGGTGTTACTGAGTCCGAAATTGGTTCGTTTGATTCATCTGTACTAGGAAGAGTTAACCTCAAGAACGTTCTCGACTTTAGACCAAAAGTAGACACTAATACTACTGTCTCTGGTTTCCAAGATAAGTCTTCACTTTCAATCACCACTAGTTCTTTCGCTGCTTCTGGTGCTATCATTGCTGCATCACCAGCGTCTGATTCTAACCTTGAGTGGACACTATCATTCAGTCAGATTCAATACCTCGATAGAATCGACGGTGTATTCTTGAATAAGAATGGTAAGTTTATTGTCAAGGAAGGTAATTCCTCACTCAACCCATCGAAACCAGATCCTGTTGATGATGCAATTCCTCTCTTCTATGCTTACATCCCAGCATTTACTAGTGATAGTAAGGATGTAAGAATTACTCCAGTAGACAACCGTCGTTACACGATGCGTGACATCGGTAAACTAGAGAAGCGTATTGAGAGACTAGAGTATTATACTACTCTTAGCATTCTAGAGCAACAAGCTCTCAACATGCAAGTTAAGGATGATATCGGTCTAGATCGATTCAAGTCTGGATTCTTGGTTGATAACTTTGAAGCACACAAGACTGGTAACCTAGGATCACTAGATTATCAGTGCTCTGTTGACTCACAGCAATCAGTTCTCAGACCACAGTCCAGAGAAGATTCGCTAATTCTTAAGGAAGTCAATGTCAGAGATGACCAAAGATTCGTTTCTGGATATACAAAGTCTAATGGTGTTGTCACACTACCATACACCAGTTTGAATCTGTTGGGTAATGCCGCGGCCTCCAAGACACTAAATCCAAATCCATTTGTTGTTCTTCAGTATGTTGGTGATGCTGATATCACCCCAAGTATTGATCAATGGTATGATCAGCATACAGAACCTCTGGTTGTTGATACCAACACCGATCTGTATAAGATCTTCCTAGCAAAAACTGAGATCAAGGAAAGTTTCTCTTCTCTACACAATTCATTCATTGTAAACTGGGTAGGTTCTTCTCCATCATTCACATCAATCAATTCACTTGGTGATGAGAACAGAGAAGCAGCAAAGACTTCTGTTGTTGGTGCATCTGTCAATAGTTCTTCTAACATCAGTCCACAAAACAATGATGTTGCTAAGGGCGTTCAATCTAAGACTGTAAGAGGTAACAGTGTTTCTTCTGCACTACAGTTCTTTGCTAGAAGCGTTCCTGTCAAGTTCATTGTCAGAAGAATGAAACCAAATACTACCATCTCGGTATTCCTAGAAGGTAGAGATATTAGTCGTTGGGTTAACCCTGACCTCCGTTTTACTGGAGTTGCAGGTAATTCACCTTCTGCATTCAATGGCAAAGTAACTACCGACTCTGATGGTAATGCTAGTGGTACAATTATACTACCAGCAGGTCTACCACCACTAGAGAATGCAACTTGGACTGGTGATGTAAACACCGTAAACTATGATGACACTGCAGAAGAACTAAGAGTTTCTACTGGTGTCAAGACCTTTAGATTTACTTCCAGTGCAACTGACGAAGATAAACTAACTGTTGATACTTATGCTGAGGTTAAGTATTATGCAACTGGTGTTCTTCCTGAGAACCCTGTCAGCATTATTTCAACGAAACCATCATTCTTCAAAGCAAACGAAGGTGTACAGTTTGTTGATAGCAATACCGATAACCCAGTAAGACCTAATCCTCTTGCTCAGACATTTAAGATTGAGAACTATGATGGCGGTGTATTCACCACTGGTGTTGATCTCTATCTTAACAAGAAGAGTAGCAGTATTCCTATTAAAGTATACCTAACAAACGTAGAGTCTGACAAGCCTGGCAAGAACATTATTCCTGGCACTGAGAAAGTTCTTTCTCCATCAACATTCCTTAAGTTCTACTCAAACGGTAACGTATATGTAACTAAGGGTGAAATGGTAACTGGTGCAACGTCTGCTGCTAGTGGTCCTGTTGATAGAATTATCGATAAGAATGGTGTTGATCTAGTAGCATCTTCTTCTGGTAAGTTCCTTCTTACTAACGAGCAAGTTTACACCCTTGTACTAAGTAACCACAATGGTCGTGCATTCAAGCAAAATGAAGGTTTGATTGTACCATCTATCACTCTAGCAAATAATACCGAAGGTACTGCAGGAGCACTGACTATTGCTAAAGATAGTGGTAAAGTTTCTGCTATCAATATCGCAAATGTAGGTGCTAACTACGACAACGCAATTGTTACTATCGAGAGTCCACAGTTACCTGGCGGTTCTGTTGCAACAACTAGAGTCGAAGTTTCTGGTGGTAAGATTTACAATGCAGAAATCTCACTTGCTGGTTTTGGATACACCGAACCACCTTCTGTAGTTATCAAGGGAATTGGTAATGGTAGTGGTGGTGCTGTTCTCGAAACTGAAATCGAAATTGATACACCTGCTGTAAGAATGGGTGTTGCTATCGATCAAGAGGGCGTAACTGATTCTACCACACCAACACACTTTGACTTTGCACATCCTGTATATCTACAGAATGATACTGAGTATGCACTTGCAGTTGAAACTGATTCAACTGATTATGAACTATGGGCATCAAAACTTGGTGAAGTTGATATCTCAACCAGCACTGTAATTACTACACAACCTTCACTTGGTTCTGTATACAGATCACAGAATGTTGATAACTGGACCGAAGATAACTTTGAAGATCTTAAGTTCACTCTATATCGTGCAGAGTTTGATATCAGCAGAACTGCAACTCTAGAACTAACCAACGAATCACTTGGTTATGAACTTCTAGGTAGAAATCCATTCGAGACTAACGCTAGTGCTAATACCCAAGCAACTTCTAAGTTGTTCGGTAATAACAATTCAATCGTTAATGTTTCTCACAGAGACCATGGATTTGAAACTTCTGGTAAGTCTTATGTATTCTTCAAGCAAGCATTACCAACGGGTGGAGTTACATCCGATGTTCTGAATAGTTCACTATTCCAGATCAGTAACTCTGGTATTGACACTTACAATATTATTTCATCTATCCCATCCTCAGGTTCTGGATTTGGTGGTGGTACACTAGCATATGCTTCATACAACAGAAAGTTTGAAACTCTGTATCCACAAGTTCAATATCTAACGTTTACTGCTACAAAACTACTTTCGGAAGTTAAGACTACGAATGTACAACCAGTTGACTCAACTGATACCACATTCCCATCATATAGTCAGACTGAGTTTGAGAGAACGTTCCTCAACGAACCTCATTACTTCACCAACCAGAAGATGATTGCTTCTGATATCAACGAAACTCTGAATAATATCGACAATTCGTTGGTTTACAAACTGTCTCTTTCTTCTGAAGTATCTCACCTATCACCAGTTGTTGACCTAGGAACTACTAGTGTTAAGACTGTAACTAATAGAGTTGAGTATGCAGATGGTCAAGAAGATAGATTTGGTAGAAGAGATCAGGTTGTTGAATTCTTCCCTGTATACAGATTCCAAGTAACTAACATGGGTGGTACACAGATTCAGAATGATCAAGCAGTCGAGGGATATAATTCCAAGGCAGTTGGTACTATCGCTAAAGTTGATGGATCTACCGTCTATGTAAGAGTCAAGACATCTCAACTATTCCAAAGAGGAGAAAGAATCTCACTCGGTAATCAACCTACCGTTGTTGAAACAGTAAATGGTGTTGAGGTTCCTGCAGCAACTGTTGATACAAACCCAATTCAAGAGTTTGTTGATATCCCAGATGCATCTACTATTGAAGCAAGAAACCCATCAACAATTACTGAAGTATATACTAACACAATTACAGGTAAAGCAGTTATCTGGAATAACAAGACTCAGAAACTAACCCTGAGAACTGATATCCATCCTATCAATGATTCCTTCACTGATAGAATTGTTGATGGACTAGTTTACAATAGAAACTCAGCGGTTGAAGATCAACTACCTGATATCTTCAGAGTTGGTGACTTTATCAAGTATCCTAATCAACCAGATGATGAAGCTCTCTACTGGGAGATTGGAAGAGTTGAATATGCAAATGGTATTAAGTTTGTACCAGAGAATACTTCCAAGAATACTTCTGGTGTTGCCAAGTATGTAACTAAGGAAGTATCGATCAGCAGTCCAGCAACTGCAATCAATGTTCATCTCACGATGAATACTAAGGATCTTGCAAATGCTAAAGTTCTGTTCAAGTACAAGAAAGCATCGACTCAAGAAAACTTCTCTGATATTGATTGGGAATACTTTAACGGTAATGGACATCCAGATGCTAGTGATATTGCTACTCCAGAGAACACTATCTCTAGTGTTGTCGAGAAACAAACCTCTTATCAGGACATCACATATTCCGCATCAGGTCTTCCTGAATTCTCTTCATTCGCTATCAAAATTGTAATGAGAAGTAACGATCCAGCGTATGTACCTAAGATTCAGGACATCCGAGCAGTAGCATCCTTCTAATTCCGCATATGGACTTTATCAAGGTCGAGGGACATGACGGTCTCGTAAGGGACGAAAACACAGGTGCCATCATCAATTTGGACCAATCGGCTATAGACGCCAGACGTAAGGCGCGGGGATTAAGTTCCGCGCTTGACGACATAAATATGTTGAAGAATGAAATCTCTGAAATTAAGTCCCTACTGAGAGAGCTACTCAAAAATGCCAGCAGTTAACGTCGCACGTACTGATACCTTTGAACAACAAAGGATCAAAATCAATACTATCGCAACACAAATTTTCGCAATCTCTGCTGGTGGGTCTGACCTATCAACAGGTATTCTTAAACTTGGTGATGGTAGTCTAACTACACCTTCACTAGCATTCTCCAATGAAGCTGGTCTTGGTTTCTTTAGACCAGCAAACAAGACCTTAGGTATCACATCCTCAGGCAAAAAGTTAGTAAACTTTACTAACGAGGGACTGATCTCCTTCAAGGATATCATTGTACAAAAGAATATTATTTCAGATCTTGTTACCAGTGATCCTGGTTCTCTCTACGATGCAGGATCTTTCCAAGATGTACAACTATTAGGTGGTACTGGTGAAAACGCAACTGCAAACATCACCGTTACTGAGTATGTCTTTACTCAAAATTCTAATGGTGCTGGATATGAGTATGGCAACTACAGTGAAGCAGGTCTAGAAGGTGGCAATGGTAACGACGATGCTACCATTGACTTTGAAGTTAAAGGCATCGAAGCAACTATTACTAACGCAGGTAGTGGATATCTGCCTGGTACGTACTCTGATGTCCCTGTACAGAACGTAAGTTCTTCTGGTAGCGGTGAGACTGCTACCGTTACTGTAGGTGGTACAGTCGATTACGGTGGCAGTATATCGAATGCTGGTACTGGATATGCAACAGAAGTCTATTCTGACCTTGTAGTTGTTGCAGCAAACCCAGCAGCAACCTATGTCGTTACTTCTGTAAGTAATCCTGGCACTCCTCCACCAAACAACATCTATCAGTTGAATGGTTCAGACAACCCTGCACTAACTCTAGATAGAGGAAACACATACAGATTTGATATTTCTGATTCATCAATGAGTGGTCACCCACTTATTTTTGAAGACACAAATGCTGGTACTCTTGATCCACAATACTTCCAAGTAGTAGAACCTGCTAGTGGTAACTTCATTGATTTGGTTATCAAAGAAGATGCTCCTTTGGGTGATATTGTTTATGCATGCCAACTTCATCCTGGCATGGGTAATACTATCACTGTACAGAATGGCACAACTGGAATCTATGGTCATGGAATGACCGCTGATGCTGAAGTTGATTCAAATGAAGTAGTAATTTCATTCGAGATCAAATCCATTGGTTCAGATTACAATACTAATGATCTTGTATCTGCAGATATTCCTAGTGGTAGTGGATTTGAATATCAGTTAGGAACTCCTGTATATCAAGGTACTGTAGATGCTATCTCATTCAATGATGATGGTACTGGATACAATAAAAATGATACACTAACTGTTAATGATTCAGATCTTGGTAACAAGGGTGGATCTAATTTCCAATGTAGCGTTTCAACGCAACCAGGCGCTGTTGATAACTTCAGTTTTGTATCTAAAGGTACTGGATATCAAACAGGAGACGTACTAAAACTACCAGATGAAACAACTGGTGTCAACTGTGTAGTTAACGGTACGATTGCTCTAGAAATTAACTATACATCTGGAAACGCAACAATCTCTGTCTCTGATTCATCCAACCTGAGTGTTGGCATGAGCATGAGTGGTTCTGCTGACTTTGAAGGAACTGAAACTATTGTTTCTATTAACAGCGCCACATCTCTTACTATGTCTGCTGCACCAACTGCAGACGGTACTTCTGTTGTTGACTTCGCAACCATTGACCCTGCTGACCAACTTGAGGTAAGCAGCACTGTTGGTATCTACGCGGGAATGATTATTACATTCACCTCTGGTACTGCATCACTAGGAACTGGTACGACTACTGTATCTGAAGTTGACAGAGTAAACAACATCGTTACGATGTCTGAGGACTCAGGAGAGCCAGGCACCGCAGTTGCATCATTTACTCCAGAATATGGTGCAAATCCACCCACAGATTGGGAGATTGAAGTTGGTGTCCTTGGTGTTATCGAAGCTGCTACTATCAGTAATCCAGGTAACGGTTACGAATTCCAAGATGTTCTATCTGTAAACCCAGTTTCTCTGGTTGCTCCACAAGTATATACAGTAACTAATATCGATACTCAGAAGATCGACTTTAGTTCAACTATTGCTGATGCTGCAATGGTTGTTGGTGATACTCTAACTGATGGTGGTGAGAAGTCAGCAGTAATTATCTTCAAGAACAGTATTGGTGGTAACGTTGATTATGTTCTAGTTCGGGAAGGTGAGTTTGCAACAACTGATACTATTACTAACTCAAGAACATCAGTTGATTATACACCAAACACAATCAAAGATGGTTACAGATATCTAATCGATGATCAACTAGAACCAAGTATTACCATGTACAGTGGTGATACTTATGATTGGGATGTATCTAATGATAGTAACGATGGTCACATCTTAGCATTTAGTGCATTCCCAGATGGTCCTTATGGTCCTAGTAGAATTGAGGATGTTGCTGTAACTACCGCTCAGTCTTCATTCTCTATTAATGTTCCTAGCACAACTGGTATCCTAGCAGGAATGGAAGTTGTCTTGACAGCAGGTCAAGGTATTGTTGCTGGAACTAAAGTTGCATCTGTTGATAGTGCAACATCTATCACAATGGACACTGCTGCTCTTATTTCTGGTACTTGTACTTGTACTTTCCGTGGTGTTGAGTACACCAACGGTGTTGAAAGACTTAGTGGCATTGTTAGATTCAGACCATCTGCTGATACTCCAAGTCCACTTTACTACTACTGTAAAGCAGTTAGTGCTGGTCACGATGATGAGGGTGGAACCGATGGTCATGAAGTAGCAATGACGGTTGACCAGAACAACCCTAGGGTATTTGGTTCTGGTGCAGAATTTATTGTTGCTCAGGTTCAGCAGGTTGATACTCTGGTTAGTGATGTTGAGACAGGAACTCTTACGTTATCTGATACACAATCAACAGCAGCAACGATTGGAACTCTAAATTACTCAACAGCAGATGGTGGCACTTTAACACTAACCAATCGTGTAAAGACTCCTATCATTGAGGGAACTAGTGACATTGGTGGTATGACCATCGCTAGTTCTTCGACAATCTTCCAAGGTGCTATCAATGTTAACGATGTGATTCAGATGAGTCATGTCAGTGGTAACATTGTTTCTTCTGGTGAAATTAAAACTACCACCAGATTCAGTGTTAACGATAAGATCAGACTTGCAGAAAATGTCATCTCAACAACATCAACTGATGACCTTGAGTTGAGAGCATTTACTGGAAGACTTGTTAAGTGTACAAACACCACTGCACTGGTCATTCCTTCAGGTAGTGATGCTGAAAGACCTACGACTTATGCACAAAATGGTGCTATCAGATTCAACACTGATACACAACAGTACGAGGGATATAGCGAAGATACTTCTACTTGGTCTTCTCTTGGTGGCGTTAGAGACTTGGATGGTAATACCACCATTCTAGCAGAAGAATCCATTGGTGCAAATGATAACACCCTATGGTTCATCAACGATGGTGATAATTCTGTTAAGTTCACCAAGAACCACCTATCATTTGAAAGTGCTAAGACAATCAGATCTTCAAACACTGCTGCTCCCAATTATCAGAATTGGGTTGCTAACGTAGCAGTTACTGTTGGACTATACCTCAAGTATGAGAACAACATCTTTGAAGTAATGGTTGCTGGTACTACTGCTACCAGTGGTAACCCACCACTAGATGATAGTGGTACTCAGTTTGTTAATGGTACTGCAGAACTTAAGTGGACCCATCTTGCAGTTGGACCACTCGTCTTCAATGAAATTGAGGAGATGAGAATTGGACCTACTGGTAACCTTCCTCTGTCAATCAATGGTGATCTACGACTCGCTGATAACAAAATTTCAACAGACATCAATGATCTAGTCATTCAACCTAACTCAGGTAAGAAAGTTGTTATTGATGCTGTCACTTCACTCGCAGTTCCTGTTGGTACTGATAATGACAGAGGTGTTTCAGTTCGTGGTTCTGTAAGATTTAATACAGATTCTCTCCAGTTTGAAGGATATGACGGAAATAACTGGGGTTCACTTGGTGGTGTCAAAGACGTTGACCAGAATACTTACATCATTCCAGAAACTGCACCTGGCGCTAATGAAAATATTCTATACTTCTATAATAATAACGTCAATACAATTCAGTTAACTGAAACAGTATTAGATTTTACTAACATTGACACTATTACAACTAGTGGTGGAACAAGTCTTGCTCTAGACACACAAACTTTAACACTAAACAGTAATGCAACTACTATTGATAATAGTGCTTCTACTAGAACTTTCATTAGTACCACAAAACAATATCTTGATTTAGGTCTTTCAAGTGGATTAAATACAGACCCTGTTCTTAGACTGGACGATCAAGGTGATGTTTATTTAAACACAACATTTGGATCGGGAACGTTTAATGGTGTTAAGGTTCTTGATGGAGAGTTAAAAGAATTTGAACTAGCTGATTTTAAAATTAAGACAGCAACAGTCGCATTGATTAAGGGTGGTCTAGAACAATCTAGCGTTGTATTATACAATAGTGGAACATCTAAGGGATGT